TGAAATTATTTCCCTTATTTAAATTAACTAATAAACAGATATGATTATGAAAACAGAAAGAAAATTCACATGGTGCATTCGTTATTATAATGTTAAGACAGGTGATGTTGGATATTATATGCATTCTGATTGGACAGTTCGTGAAATCAATGAATTTGTTGCTGATTTCGTTGCATCTCATAAAGATTATATTGTTCGTGTATTTAAGAATTATAAAATATTTTGATTATGGAAAAGAAATTACGTTACATTCACGTTATGGCGCATTCCAATTTTGGGACGCGTATTCAGTTGACCCTTTCTGAGGATACCGATGACCTTCGTGGTCTTATTTCTGTTGTTCTTAAGAAACTTTCCGATTTTAATACTGAGACTGAGTATTACAGTATTGAGCATATAGATTCTATACCTCATTTGCATGATATGAATAAATAGCTCTCCTCATGGATTTCGTGCACTTAAGTGAGGGCTTGCTTTAATTATATTATTAACAATTTAAAATTTACAATTATGAAACTTTTAATGACTGTACAACCGAAAAATGGTGAAAAACCTTCTGAGCCTATGTTGATTGATACTGATCAGACTAGCTTGTGCTGCCTGGCCGACAATCTTCTCTGTGACGGCGATAAAGTTCTAATCTTCCAGTCTATTTCAGAGTATCACGTTTCCCCTGGTGTAAGCTACTGCAAAGAAGGATAGTTTTTTTTGATGTTATTTATCATTAACAAATGTGAAGTTGCACCATTCTATTGTATTAAAATTTATTTGTATCGCGTGTGTAATTTTACTTATGCGCGCGAATTAATAAATTTGAATCAATATTTGATTGGTGCTTCTTTATGATTCCCTATTTCCGAAAGTAAAAATGAGTAGCTATGAGTGATAAGGTTCGAAATTTTTTTAATCGATGTGAGCATCCTCGTGTAATAAAAAATAAGTATACAGGTGATCCTGTCTATGTTGAATGTGGCACTTGTCCTCATTGTTTAATTTCACGTTCTGATGCGAAAAGAAATTTGTGCGATTATGAGAAGTGGAATCGTAAGTATTGTTATTTCGTTACTCTTACTTACAATTCTCAGTATGTTCCGAAAATGACTCTTATTCCCATTGAGGACTATGAATTTGATTACCCGATAGGTAAAAATTGGCCTTGTGTTAAGACTCAATTACATATGCGCCTTATGCTTGACCCCCGTGTGAAGAAAACAGAAATGTTTTCTCGGGAAACGCGTATGCGTGCTCGTCGTCCTGAGGGTGACAGTCTTATTAATATGTTCACTTGTAAGGTAAATAAACCTTATATTGATGAACATTTGAAATCTATATTTGATTCTTGTGCTGCTGCTGCTGAATTTCGAAAGAATTACAAGCCTACATTTCAGTCTCCCGCTCGTCCCTATATTCTTCGAACTATTCCGCGCATGTCTAAGTTACAGAAATTCAATGATGTTCAACGTGAGGAATTAGTTTGGATTTCTCCTGAAATGGTTGAGAAACTTAAGAAGAAATGCAAATGTGAAGGAAATAATAATGCGTTCCCGCAATTTAAAGGACTTCTTAAGTACGTTAATTATAGAGATTATCAACTTTTTGCGAAACGTTTTCGCAAATATTTATTTACAAAAATTGGTTCTTATGAAAAAATATCTTCATACGTTGTATCGGAGTACTCTCCTCGGACATTCCGCCCGCATTTCCATATCTTATTTTTCTTTGACTCGGACGAAGTCGCCAAAAACATTCGACAAGCTGTATATCAGAGTTGGAAACTCGGTCGTGTCGATACGCAACTTGCAAGGGATTCCGCCGGTAGTTATGTATCGGGATATCTTAATAGCGCTGTGTCTCTCCCCAGCATTTTTACAGATGTCTCATTTACGAAAAATAAATCGCGGTTTAGCAAATTATTTGGATATGAAAGCTTTAGGCAAACAATTAAAACACCTGAGCAAGCAGTCGAACATTTATCTGAGCGAATACGCTTTGTCCGTAATGGTAAATCTTGCGAATTCAATCCCCCCCTTTCGTATATCTCTCGACTATTGCCGCGATTCGTTCCATACAGCAGTAATTTTTCTGTCGAAACTCGAACAATTTTGCGCTCAATCCGTGGAGTATTACAACTCTTTGGACGAAACGAACCCTTTAAAAAAGAAACTCCTACAAACATATCCGAATTTGTACACACCTATGTAGTGACGTTGTATGAAAAGTATGGATATTGTTATGATACTCTTCCGGAGTGTCTTCGTGTTTATCTTGCTTATACTCGTTCTGTAAAAGAAATTCATTACTTTACTGATAGTCTTAAGAATAAGCTTTGCCGTCCTATTTATATATATCGTGTATGGGAATCTCTGAATTTGTCTGACGATTATATTATTTCTCTTTCTGATGAATATATGTCAAAGTGTCGTTCCACGTCTTTGGGAAGACAATTGAGTGTTCAACAGGAAATGTTTGACCGCGAAGGATATTCTGATGATCTTCTATCTTTATTTTATATTAATAAACCACAAAAAAAAGTTAATAATCGTTATTTTCAGGAATGGAAAGATAAGAATTACTATGAAGTACATTATATTCGCGTCAAACATAAGCAATTAAATGATGAAAATAATGTATTTCTAGAATAATTGTCTTTATATTTATGAAAATTACACCTCAACAATGGATTGAAGTAGTTAAACTTATTTCTACTTTTTTGATTGGTCTTATTACAGCCTTGTGTGTTCAGTCTTGTACTGCGTCTATGTCTGTTTTTTGGAAAAATAGTAATTCTAATCAAGAGAGTCAGCAGACCAATTCTCAGTCTGTCGACTCTACTCGTATTCATGTTCAACCTAATTTTTAATTTATGAGTTTATTTTCTTTAAAAGACGTTCG